TTCTTGGCTTTTTTTGAAAGCGTACGCTCTGTTGTTGTTATCTCTTCCCTGGTCGGGACATGGTTTCAACTGCACCTCACTTTGTAAACATTTTTCTACAATTCGTTCACCTTTACTCATGTATGTCTCTTCCTTTTTTTATATTTAAATACATCTCGTTGTTTATGTCTATTTGTACGCATGGTCTCCTAGGAAAGAATCTCTTTCGTTTGTCAATTTTAATTTCTTTTGATGCTGTAATAAAAATTGCATTTGGATTGTAGGTTATCGTTTTATCTTTTAATAATATATCATCATTACCGGAAGATCTATCAGCCCGTTCTCGGAAGAACCATAAGCATGTGATGTCATTTGAAAGATCTATCTCTGTTAGGTCATCATAAAACTGACAAGTTAATTTGTGTGTCTCTTTAAATTTTGTCCAGATTGTGCCATCGAAACGTGTTTGATTCTCATACAGGTCATCGTACTCGGCCAATTTAAGTATCTGTTGTCCAATGATGTGTTCTACTGGATCTGTATGATAATATTTTTTGTGTAGTCTTTTGAAAAATTCCATTATGCACTGAACAAGTTGATGACTTCCTTCTTCCAATCGTCGGAGTACTCGCAATCTCTGTAACCATCAAACCATGGTCCGCCCTCTGTGTAGTGTAGTATTTTTGGTACACCATCCTTTGGTTCTTTGTACCAACCCACCAACCAGTTGTATTCATGTGGTAGTGATCCAATATCTGAATCTTCTAGCCAGCTGAATCTGTGTAGGAATTTTGGAGTCTGTTTATTCAGGAACTCCGGAGTCAATATTTTATTCTTCTCATGTCCGCAATTCCAGAGCACCATGCTTGACCAATTTTTCCTTGGATATGCTGTTTGCACCTGTCCGTCCATCTTGATTGATCCTTCTTCCGGTGTGTAATCGTGTTGCACACAAACTACCGCTTTGGAGTCATCGCAGTACTGCTCTAGTTCTTTTGTTGGTATCTTCCAAAGGAAATCGCAATCACAGAACACCGCCCACCCTTTGTAGTTGTTAAGGTGAGGAACAAAGAATCTTGTGAACGTGAATTCTGTTGTTGCTAACTTGTCTACTTCGCGAGTGTAGATGCCTTGCTGTCTCATCTCGTTCTGTTTGAGTGGTTGTACCTCTGCTTCGGGATCTCTGCGTTTGATAGAGTGTTCACACACTTGGTATGAAATGTCTTCTCTTGAATCCCAGCCTACATAAATCTTCATTTGGATAATATCTCGTGTATTTGTTTCCAATTATTTACACGTATGATCTCGGGGTGATTAAAATTTCTGTTGTATGGATGGTCGATTAATATGGGCTTTAAACCGTAATTGAGCCCGGCTAAAGCGTTCTTAGGTTTGTCCTCGACCCAATACAGTCCGGTGTCGTGAAACTCGGCTAATGCTGAATCTTTGTCTGCTCCTGTACCTAGTATATGGTAATTTGTGAAGATATGGTCACCAAACAATTCACCTAGTCTTTTCTTACGTAGACACTGTGCTGGTATGTCAGATGTCTGCGATGTAATTGGAACAAACGTCCATCCTTCTGCCGCTAAAAGTTTTACCCAAGTTTGCGATTCTAACATAGGTCGTTGTGTTCCCATCCAAGCACTCCTGTTGAATTCTCTGATCTCTTGTCGGATTGTGTCTTTGCTTACACCAAATCTGTTAGCCATCTCGTAGTCGTCTTGTCCAGTGTCTACTAACTTGTAAGGATAATTTCTTAATCCTTTTTTGTCAAAATATGACCGTAGCTGTAACCATTTGGTGAAATGGTGTTCCCATTCCAACAACACTCCGTCTACGTCTGTGAGTATGATTCTATTAGATGTCGGCATCTTCCATGCCCGCCACTCTCAATTTAACAATATTTGTTATCTGCCATTGTTTTTGGTCCAAGCCTTTGGTGATGGATAGCCATTGATTTCTTATCAGTGCAAAGTCGTTTATTATTTTTGTCATGTCAACAACATCATCTTCCCCGTCAACATATTTTGTTGCGTCATTACTACTCAATGCTCTGTTGTAGTTTTCAAGGAATTTTCTGAAAGTCTTGGATCTTAATCTTCTTAATTCTATGTTTAAGTATTCTAGTATGGCTTCTAGCTGTTGCAGTTGTCCAAACCTCTCCTCAACTATACCAGGCAATGAAGCGGCCGCTTTTTCTAGATTGCCGTATATCTTACACTGCTTCTTTGCTTCTATTAATTCTTGGTCAAAGTACGCTACACAATCGGGTATTTTAGCTAGGTTCCTACTTACTTCGTTGTACCAGTTTATCATTCATCCTCACTATATCCATCTTCGTCCACTTCCTCTTCTTCAAACACAGTTGCTATTGCTTCTTCAAGTTTTGGATCGTATTCTGCAGATGCTTTTAGTTCGTCATGCTCTACACCGATGTCCTCTAAACTCTTAATAAAATCAATGGCCATGTCCAATTTCTGTCTCTCAGGGACGTAATGTACAATTGAGTTCCACAAACGTTCAATGTCTTCGTGTGTAAAGTCTATCATCTATTTTGTTTCTTTAACTGGTTCTATTTTTTTAGCTTTTGTTTTAACTTCTGGCTCTTCTTCTTTGTCAGCAAAGTCTGTTGGTTCTTTGAAGTCTGCCATTAGCATATCTAATTTATCACCGATCCATTGTTTCCTGAAGTCAATATGTTCTTTACCTGCTTTATCGATGTATTTCAGTCTGTTTCCTTGTTGTACTAGCACACCTTTTTTCTCAAATAGGTCAACTAGCCCACTGTATGGGTTCATACCTGTTTCATACGGAATCTTAACCTGTACTGATTCAAAGGGTTTAGAGTATCTTGTTTTCATAACTTTACAAGCGGCTCTTATACCTCTTACATCTGTTACTTTGTTACCGTCTAGATCTTCTTTCAGTTTAAGTTTCTTCATAGCAATAACGATTGAACTGGCATAGATAAAGCCTTGTCCACCTGATATCTTGTCATCGGGATCAAACATATCCTGCGATGCATATGTGTGATTGGTTGCTATAAGTCCTACGTTCCATGAACCAAACATGTTGACACAGTTTCTCACAAGTGCTGTCAGTGCCTTGGGTTTTCTACCTAGGTCACCTTTCATTTCACCTGCTTCAAATTGATTGACATCAGTTGGAGTAAGCATCATACCCAAACTATCTATAACAAATAAGACTTTAGGTGCACCTTCTTTGTCGTCTGAGTGTGCGTCTTTATATCCTTTCATGAACTCTGAAATAGTCTTTGCTACATCATCTATCATGGATAAACTTAATTTTAAAAGTTTATCTTCCGATGTGTCCACTTTCAGTGCCTGTAACCATTTCTCATCCAGTGCGTTCTCTGTATCGATTAATATAACAAAGATGCCTTGGTCTTGTGCATTCTTGATAATGTTTCCCGATGCTATGTAACTCTTACCTGCTCCAGATTCTCCTGCAAGAACAGTTACCTTACCTAGTGGAATTCCTTTGTTGAAATCGCCAGTCATCAAATAGTTCAATGCGTAATTTCCCGTTGATATCCAATCTGTGGGATCGCTAAATCCTATGCCCAGACCTTGGATTGATTTTGTAATGCTCTTTCTAAATTTAGTTGCGTCAAATACTTTTGTCATAATTTTATCCTTTGTGTATCATATATTAGCATACCTAGGCCCTAACGTCAATATCAGGGCCTAGGTAAAATGTCAGATTATTTTGCTTGTCTTGATCTAATCAACTTCAGGATGTCCTCTGCTCTCTTGGCACTGTCACCTGCAGGAGCCGCCGTTACCGGAGCCGCTGTTGGTTGTGGTGCTGGTGCAGATTCAGTCACTGGTGCCGTCGCTGTGGCAGTTTCAGTTACTGGAGTTGCTGTTGGTACAGTCACTTGCGGTTTAGCTTGGTAAGCCATTCCAGCAGGTCTGTAATACTGTCCATATTGCTCTAGATCGAAAGCTTCACCTTCTACAGATTTCTCAAATAATTCTTTAATTATTTTTACTTCTGCGTCAGTTGGCTCTTTTGGTCTGAAGTCACCCAGGTTGTGTAACCCGTGTGTTTCTACTGCGGCTCTTTCTGCTTCGTCCAGAGCTCTTTCTCTTCTTGACCATTTTGATGTTGAGTAATCAGCGTAACCACCTTTAGTAGTTTTGTTGATTCTGAAGTCTACACCTTTTACATAATCAGTAGGCATCTCTTCCATCTCTGGATCCAGTAATGCACTTCTAATGATGTTAAAGATCTGAGGACCGATTATAAATCTTCTGATCGGATTCTCAGGTGTTGAGTCTTCTGCCAACGGATTTGTTGTAACAAAACCTTGGAAAATATAACTTTTCTTTTTCCAATATTTTCTGCCCATGTCTTCCATGCTCTTGTCTTTGAACCATGGTCTAACTTCCGTTAGTACTGGGCAAGTCTTGCCATACATCTCCATACACGGTACTTGTACCTGCACTGGTCTAGAATCAGTCTGACCTTTGATACCTGCGAAAGGTAATTTGATCATGTTTCTCTCAGTCCAGAAAAATGTATTTGTTGTATCCTTATCGGGCAAGAATCTGATTACTGCTTCTGATCCTTCTGCTATGTTCCAATGTGGATAAATGGCGTTGTCTCCGCCTGTTGAGGAAGTGGAGCGATTCACTTCTTGGGATTTTAACTTCGCCCTTATTTCAGCTAATGATGCCATAATGTAAGCCTCCTTGTGTGCCTATGTTTGTTAGTTTTAAGTTGCCTTAATTTGCCTAAATGTATATTAGACATATAGTACATAATATACAACTATATTTATCAGTTGTCTACTACTATTATTGGTAAAGTGGGTGTTTTTTTAGATGTTAGCTAGTTGTTTGATTCTATCTAGTTCTGTATTGATCTTTTCTGCTTCTTCTTGATCTTTAGCTATTTCTTGTTCTTTGTCCTCTGCTTCATCATCTGGATCTCTGATCACCATGTCTGGAGCATTGTCTTCTTTTTTAAGTTTGTCGTAGTTCTGTGAAAGGTATGCCATTGCCGCTTTCGCGTCATGTGTTTTGAAAACTTCTTCACCGTCCTTGTCTAGCACGGCATTCACTTTCTTACCATCCTTGTCTGTGTACATCGAAACGTAAGGTTTGATGTCCTCAAAAGTTAAACCCTCTAATTGATTTTCTTCTTTCTGTGTTAATTCTTGTTTTCTTTTTTTGATTGCATCTGTTGTTTCAGGATCATTTAGTTTTGGATTTGATTGTAGGTCTTGTAATGCTTTTAATTTTTCTTTCCTGTCCTCTTCGTCTCTGGGTGCTACTGCGTATTCATTGGCAACACCTTCTGCCCATTCCTCAAATTCAGTTGCTTCACCCCTAGCTCTCTTGTCCAGTTTAGGATGTTTCTTAGGATTATAATCTTCCGGATCCATTCTCACTTCTTTTCCGTATTCTGGATCTGATTGCATTTTCTTGTAATCGTCAATGTATCTTTTTGCCAACTGCACTGCAATTTTTTTATTGCTGTTGTAGTCTGGACCTGGTTTGAACATAGCAGAACCTTCTGACTCAATGCCATCTGCCACTCTTGAAGCAAAGTTTGCCACCCTGTCTTCTTCACCTGTTTTTGTAAGCATCCTCGATGCTATGTCCGAAAGTATTGCTCCGAGCATTGTGCTCTTGTCTTTGAATTTTGTTGCTGACAACATCTTGTCTGCAGATGTATCTTTCCTTAGAATCAGTTTTGATTCAGGATCAGTCAAGAATGATTGTACTATTGCACCATGATCAACCTGTGGTTCCGGTTCTGCTTTGATAGGATCAGTATCTTTTGGTATCACAGTAGGTTGTGTATCTTTTATCTTCATTTGGTCCTCATCGTCATACTCACTCATTATCCTATTGATAAGTGGTAGTGCATCTTCCACTCTGTTGTCTAGGTTTGTTAAAGTAAACTTCTCTCTTAATTTTGCAACAGTTTCGTCGTCTAGTACTTGTTCGTCTGCTGTTTTGAAATCTTTAGATGCCGCTTCATAGTGACTTTGTTTAGCTATGTTTTTCATGTAACCTCTTAGGTTCTCTAGTTTCAATTTAGTCTGTTCAATGATGTCACCAGCATTATCATTTAACTGATCTTTGTTGGTAACGTATCTTGAGAATGAATTTAATTTGGCTATGTCTTCTGATGTTGAAACAATGTGCTGTCCAAATTCATCATGCGGTCTTCCGCCATTTGACACGTGTCTTTGCATGGCCCTCGCTCCTGCTAGGTGTGTCATTGGATACTTGAATCTCTCGCCTTCTTCGTTCTCTATGTAAAGTGATTGTATCTGTCTTGATCTTGCACCTGGCACGGTCTCGTCAACTTTGCCTTTGTGTCTGATTATTAATTTTGTTTTGTTTAGGTTCTCGAATGAGCTTTTTGAAGTGCCTGTTAAGCCCTCTGCAACTGGTGCCTTTTCAACACCTGCTAGTTTAGTGATTCTGTTAAGTTCTTCCGACATTCCATCAGTATTTACCGTTTTGTTCGTATCTGCAAGATTTTCATAATCCTGCTTCGTCAGGTTGTTTTTAGTGATATCACGTACATCGAATCTCAATTGATGCTCTACTGCAAAGTCTTTTAGTTCCTTAAGGAATGCATACCATTCGCCCTTGCTGTCCTCATCAATCTTGTCCACTAGATTACGGTTGTAAAAAACTTTCATTGTGTTACCGTCTGCTATTGATACACTCACTGAACCAAATGTGTCGGAATCTTCCTGGAATTCGAACTCAAAGAACACAGCATCGCTTGGATCCGCTGTCGCGGCACCGTTCTCATCACCTAATCTGATGTTCGTGAACTGTGATCTGATCTTATTGAATAGGTCTTGTGAATTTTTTGGGTTCATGTAGCATTATTTAGTTTGTTTGTTAGCCATAGAAAGATCCAAACACAGGCATTGGTTTAAGCTCTGATGTTCTATCAGTCCATTTTTCGAATATTTTAGGGTCAAAATCGGCTAGAGTTTTAATCATACGTGTCATTAACAAACAAGCACTGACTAGGTCATCATGTTGTCCGGCTTTGGCATTGTAACTCATTCCACTTGCAACAAAGTCCTTCAGTTCTGATATTAATAATTGCGAGTTAAGTTTCATCTTGTCATTCTCAACTAATTCCTTGAATTTTGTACAGGCATCTATCTTGTGTTTTGCTGTTGTGTTGAATCCTCTCCTGAACTTCCTTCTGTGTCCTTTCCTGATGGGCTCTGACAAGAACATGCCAGGTATGTTTTCTTCTCCAATGTCCATTACTCTCAGTAGGGCCGCTTCACCTATTGAGTTGTTTTCCATGCTGTAAAATATTTGTGGCGATGCACTGGTATCTTTTTCCATTATTGTGTCGTGTATGTGCTTGTTGATACTCTGTAATATTCTTACTTGGTGGTTCATGGGTGTTGTGTTGTGATGCCATTCTGCCACTTGTTCAAAGCTAGGCAGTTCAAACACTTGTATTGCGGCGTAGTCACCACCTGTTCCCATAGCAGGATCTAGACTTGTTAGATACGTGTTGCCCGGTGTTGGTCTCTTGAACCAACGTACCTGTCCTGTTGTTTCCACTGGTGTTGTACCTTCCATGTCTGCCAGGTGTATACTGTTGATCAGCGTTTCGTCGTAGATCAGGAATTCGCATTCATGTTCCCTTCTGAATCTTTCTTCACCAATCCTGGCTTTCTCTGCATCTGCCCACACTTGGTCTCTGTCTGGGTGTTCCGACCAATGTGCCTTCATGGCATAGAAACCATTGGTTCCTACTTTTTTGTCATTTCCGTACTCATCAAATCTCTTGTTGGCTTCTTTCCATATCATGGCGAACTGATCTTCATCTGAGTTAGGAGTACTCGTAATCATACATTTACCACCTGTACTTAATGTAGGTGATAACGATGTCCAGAACTCCTTGGCCTTCTCAGGTGGTTGCACGAATGCGAACTCATCACAATAAACCAGTGTAAGTGACATACCCCGTCCTGTGTTCTCAGTTGTCGTGGTTGCTGATATCTTTGAACCGTTGTCAAATTCTATACTGTTCCTGTTGTACTGTGTAACACCTGCTTTGATCCAACTGGGCAACATCTCATAGGCATAACGCACCCTTGACATGATGTCTGATGCACCTGCATATTTGTGGGCCGCGATTAGTATCTGTGAATCCGGTTTGAACATGGCATACCAAATAAGGAAGCCTGATGCACATGTAGTCTTACCTGTCTGTCTAGGTAGCATGGCAATCGAAAATCTATGGTCGTTATAACTTTCTATTAATCTCTCTTGGTATGGGAATGGATGGAAGGGAATGGAGCCTTTCACAGGATGCTGTATCTTCATGAACGTTTTCATAAAGAATAACGGACCGTGTTTTTGATCCATGCACTTCTCAAGTTGTTCGACCTGAGTCTTCGTGTATTTGTGTTTCTTGTGCGCCTTTTTAATTTGGTCGCTATCTAGTGATACATACGCCATAGTGTAGTATTTAATGCAGTAAGGTAGTAAGGAAAAGTATTACTTTGCTTCTTTGTCTTTGATGGCCTTCTTCATTGGTTCTTTCTTGTCGCCATCCTTGTCCATGTCTAAGAAGTCAGGTTTTGCCGCTTCTTGGTACTGTGCTTTGAAACCTTCGTACTGTGCTCTTAAACTGTTAGCCACATCCTCTTCAGATATCGTATCTTCTTTTACTGCTAGTGGATTGTCGCCTGGGTATTCTTTTCTAACTTGTTGTTTTTGTGAGTTAAGTCCACCTGAATGGAAATTTACCAATGTGTCTGTGTCTTGATATTTTGGTTCTTCTTTCTCGTCACCCATTGAATTTGCAAATGTTTCTTCTGCTTTCTCTTCTTCCGGTGCAGTCATCATGTCTCTCATTCTGCCCATCTCGCCTGAACCCATTGCATCGTCATCGTGACCACAACTGTGTCCTGGCTCACCATGTGCTGGATTTTCACCTGCTTCTGGTTCTTGATTGATCATTGCTGGGTCTACTTGTTGTACACCTGCAAGTTTTAAAATCTGCATCATCATTGATGCTTCCTGTGGTGAATCTGTTGAAATCTGTATTGATTCTTTTACAGTTTCTTTTTTCTCTTCTTTGCCTGCTTTTTTATCTTGGTATGCTTTTAAGCCTGCTGGTATTTTACCTTCTGTTTTTTCAGTAGTCATATCTCTTGTGCTCTCCCCTTCAAAATCGCTGTCTCTTAATGTATGTTCTTCGTCACCTACTTTGAACTTGTCGCCTTTTTTCATGCCTGCCGCTTTGGCTTTTTGTACCGCATCAGCAAATGCATTTCCTTCTGTTGCTTCCGGCTCTTGTGCTGGTTGTTCTGAACTCATGTCCATGTCAGCTTTTGCTTCGCCGTTGTCGTCGAATTTATCATTGACCATTGCCATTGCAGTTTCAATTTCATATGATCTAGGGAAAGCCGCCTTAGCTTTTTCAGCCGACATAGCTCTTAAAACATCTTGTTTTGCCATTTTCAAGTTTCCGTCTTCGTCTGCGTATTCGCCTACAACTTCTTCAGCACCTATGTGTATGTCGGACATTCCGCCAACTCTTTCAGTTTGTACTGCATTGTCTTGTACTTCTGCAGGATTAGTTCTTGAAACATTGTCCACCGCATCTGCAACTAGTTCTGGTCTAGTCTGTGCAATTTCTTCTAATTTTTTTAATACGTCGATCATTTCCATAACTTATATCCTTATTGTTTAAAACCTTGTAGTGTTGCTGGGTGTGGATTTCCTTTAACCGGTCCTGGTCCAGGGTGTACTGGAGAACCTGCTTTTTTATCATCTTCACTTGGCATTACATTTCCAACTTTGTTGTCAGTGCCTTTTGTAATTTCGTATCTGTCTTCTTTGTCTTTAAGTAATTCTCTCATCAAGCTCATGTTGTGTTTGTCACCAAAATGCTCTTCACCTTTTACTGGATGCTTTTCAAATTTTTCTTCTACACTTGCTAGTCTATTTGCAAAGTCTGACTTGCCTGCGTTTGCAATCTCATCCTGGTATTCTTCTGTGGGCTCACCTGGCTTTCTCACAACTATCATTGACGCATTTATGTTCATGTAGTCTGCTAGGTATTCTTTTAATTCGTTAACTGAACATGGATAATTTGTTGTCACATCAAAAATTGTCACCTCTTCGTTGCTTAAAGCAGGAAAATCTAATGGTAAACTTTGTATTGGTGTTTTCTTACCCGCGGACATCTTTGCCAGTTCAAATTTTTGTAGTGCAGTTTCCATCCTGTTCTTGAAATCGTCTGCTATTGTGCCAGCTACCTTGATTTTGTAGTCATATGACTTTGCCGCTTCCGTAAGATACTGTGTGAATGTGCTCATATGCAATATTTAGCCTTTCTTTAATAGTTTCTTCATTAATTCATTACGGTCAGATATCACAAATCCATCGCTTTCTTCTATGGGAGAACCGTCTTTGTTGCCGTCTTTATCCAGCTTCAGTTTCTTAAGTTGTAGATCCACCATTTTAAGCTTCTTGTCTATCTTGGAGCTCTTTGCATCTATGGCGTTCTTTAAGAAATTACTTGCAACCTCAAATATACGTCCTGAATAACGAGAGTCCACGTTCATGCCCAAGTCCATTAGATTCTTGTAGCTCTCTTCTGCCTCGATGGCCAATTTGTCCATTTCTAGATCAGACATATCACCCAGGCCTTTTACCTGTGGCAGTGATGCCGCAATCTTGTCAAACTCCGCATAGCTTTTCTGTAGGTTTGCCTGTGTCTTTGGATCTAGATTTTTATGTGCTTTACCGCCATTAGCAGTCTCTTTTAATTTTTTATCTTTCTCTTTTTTATCTACCTCTTTGAATGCTTCTTTGACATTTGGTAAATTGAGAATATCTTCTAATTTCTTTGTCATTGTCCTATTTACTTACGTTTGCCGTTGTGGAATAATTGTTCTTCTGAAACTACTCTGAATCTCAGCTTGTTCTGTTTGGCGTAGGCGTTAGCGGCCTCCCATTTGGCCATGTTGATTACAACTTGTTTCTTCTTGGCCATGCTTTTACCAGCGGCCTCCATTGTTGTCTGCGATGCAGGTTTGACTTCAATCATCTCGGCATGTTTCTTGCTGTTCTTGTCGTTGTAGACAACAAAGAAATCCGGAACGTACACAGTGTACTTGCCAGTGAAAGGATGCCTGTAAGGAATTTTAATGCTCTCACTGGCCCACTTGTACACGTTAGGATGTTCGTCACACAATCTCATGAAAGCGTGTTCCCAACTTGATCTATATGTGGGAGTTTTGAGCCCAACGTACTTCTCTGTATTCTTGGGAAAGAATTTCCCTCTGGCGAATCTTGGTAACATTAGTCTAGGATGTTTCTAGACACAGTCTCTTTTGTAGTTAATGTTTGCCTGACACCTAATCTACTTGACTTGTATCTGTTAGCGTTGAGAATTATTGTTATCAGTTCAGACAACTGTATTTCTGAGGCATGTCCTAACTTGTCCAATATTTCTTGTGGACTTATATTATCTATTTTTGCTTGAGCCATTATTACATATGCTGTTGATTCTGCTGAGGTTCTTTTGAATCCACGTTTTACAAAAAATCCCACAGCGGCATCGTAATCGCCTACGTTGAATTCGTGCTCTGTTTGATACTGTGCAGTCGTTAACTTTTCAATAGTATCGTCCAGTGTGTTCTTGTCTTTAGGTGGTAAGTTGGTATAAAATTCAGCCATTATAAATTTGCCTTCTCTGTTGAAATTTGGACATCTTGTGTCGTTCTATCAATTTTTATATATCCTTCTGTGACCAGTTTCCTGATGTCAGTTGAAACTTTACTTGTGTAAACTGTTTTTACATTGTCCGAGCTGGCCGCATACTCTACATCAGATTCTGCTACCGTGAGTCCTTTTCTACTGCCAATATCCTTGTAGTATATTCCAGCGGCTATCTCGTCACGCACACTAGGGTCGGTGATCACAGTGTTGTATGCCTCATTGGCACCTAGGAAATTAACTGTGTCCTGTGTGGGATTAGAGATTGATGTGTTGTTTTGTGTTGTGTTGTTGTCTGCTGTCCCCTTGGCAGATGCTATCGTTCCAGCGGCAAGTACTGCTCCAACTGTGAAAGCCGCTACAGGATTTGTGATTGAACCGGCCTGTTTGCCAACTTCCAACACACCTTCCTTGGCTATGCCTTTCAGCTCTTCCTTGACTGCTCCCTTCTTAATTTTTTTAGCGTTGTTGTAAGTGTTTGAAGCACCCAGTATCGCACCCAGAATGTTTCCTGACTGCACATTCCTGATCACTGATCCTATGCCGTCGACTACACCACCTGGTCCGAATATGCTGTTTGTTCCACCACCCAGTACGGTCAGTGGTGAAGGTTCGTTGTCGTAGTGTATGGTTGCGAATCCAGGTACACCCTCTCCCCTGTTGAATCCTTGTGGTCTTATCACTCCTGAATTGTAACGAACTGTCTCGTATAAAATTTGCATTTGGTTCTGTAACACACCTGCACCATCTGCCTGATCTAGATTATCATGACTGAAAGAACCTATAACAGGATTAACCAAACTGAACGATGTGAATCTCTGATTGTGCAGGACAAAAATTGTTATGTTCCTTATGAAAGGTTTCTTACGTTGTTTGGGAGTGTCTAGACCCCACTTGGTGTATGTCCTGCCGGCATCGTAATAATCGTCCTTGCTGACATTTTGCACGGTCTCGGTCAGTTGCACAGCATCAGCAACTTCGTACTCGTAATATTTTTTCCAGAATGCATTGACTGTGTCAGCATGGTCATCGTGGAATACTATGTTTATTGGTTCGTAAACTATTCTTGTGTTGGTGTACATTTTCTTGTTGTACTGTACTTTCTCTTCGTAGTTCATGTCGTACTTTGGAAGATCGACTGCTTTGACCAACATGTTCAGTTCACGTCTCTCTGCTTCTGTGAACTTGTTCTGACTAATAGTGTCGTCTAGGTCGAAAACAACATGGTAGAGGAATTTGTGTTTTGGTGCCAGCTTGTGATGATCATCGATGTATAGTCTAGAGGCATGTCGGAAGTCCTTCATCCCCGGAAGACCGTCTTGCAAACCTTTTAAGAAATTGTTTATGCTTGGCATACTGTTATTTATAGTCACAAAAAAAGCGCCTATAAAGACGCTTTCAATGTATTAAATGCTAAGTCTAATTTTGTTTATTACTGTCCACCACCTGTTGAAAGTGTACCGATCGTTCTAGATACTGCTGTTCCAATTCCTGTACCTGTTGGTGTCTGTATCGCGTTGTCATATCTCACTGACATTGTGATTGTTGCTGGATCTGAAGTTGCGTATGCCAGTGTGTTGTAGTTAACGTTCTCAACATAAGCACCATAAAGTTCCCATGTCTCTAGAACGTTTGGAGCACTTGCTCCGTTACCACCATCTAGCATTTCGATTCTGCCTGTGAATTTGTAATCGATACCTGATGCCGCACTTGACTGTTCAAAGAAATCAAACTGTTTCTGGATCTGTTCACCAACCAGTTTAGTAACTGAGTTGTTGACATCATCTCTCAATGTGATTGTGATTGGTTCCCAAGTGTGTTTACCTGCAACATAAACTTTTGAGTTGTACACATCTAGTGTCACTGTGTCAAAAGTCAAGTTAGGTCTTGTTGTGTCTATTACTTGTTTCGTTAGTTCTGATCTTGGTGTTGATACTCCAAAATTCTCCAGGACAAGTCTGAAACGATACTGAAGTTTTGGCATCAACAGACCTTGTGATGCTGAACTTTGATCGTTTGCTAAAGGTACTGTAAATTTTGATAATGTTGATATTGCCATTTGTTTCTCCTATTTATCGAAAATTAGTTCCCTAATTTTGCAATTTCTCCTGTGTTTTTGATTCTCAACGGTATGTAAATAAATTCAACTGATTTAACCGGCTCAATTGCTATGTCTACGTACAGTTCATTTCTGTCTATTCTAGTTGGTGTGTTGTTTGTGTCATCACAAACTACCAAGAAGTCAAACAATGCCCTCTGTCCAACAAGTTCCAACAAGAATGATTCGATCGCACCCTTGATCTCGTTCCTTGTCAGTTCATCATTTGGTTCAAAGATAAATGGTTTCCCAACTGCGTCTAACTGTGTTCTCAAGTAGACTGCCAATCTTGAAACGTTGATCCTGTCCAAAGCTGAACTTGCCGATGTTTTAGTCAAGTTACCAAAGTTAACGATCCCTGCTCCTGCAAAGAAAGTAATTGGGTTAATCTTAACTTCATGCATTGAATCTCTCACTGACTCCGTCACAGATATTGTTTCAAACTCTCCAGACGCCGTGTCGATGTAACCAACTGCTGTGGCATTGTCAACAACACCTCTTCTTGTTCCCGATGGAGCGAACCATGGGAAAGCAACACTGTCGTTGTTTGCCAGTGTTCTCAACATCATGTGTGATGCCGGAACAACAATTGATTTACCTGTGTTATCTGTTGTCAGTCCTGATGGATAAAACACACCCAAGTAATCACTTGCACTTACTAGACCGTCTTCACCGTTGTCAAGTGCTGACGCTGAGTTGTTGGCCCAATCTTGGATCGCTGTTGATGTACCCTCCAATCTCAATGGAGTGTCTCCAACTACAAACGCTGTTTGGTTTCTGTCTGTGTTTAGGTTGATCATGTTTGAGATCAATTCAGGATAACCAGGTGTGGCAATTATATTGTAACCCCTTTGGTCTTCTCTGATTGCTTGGTTGGTGTCAATCTCTGATTTCAGTTGCTCAACAATTACTTTCCTCTGTGATTTCCTTCCGAAAGATCCAGAACCGTCTGCGTTGTTGCTTGATTTAGTAACCCATCTGTCTGGGTAGTACGTTGAAACAGATTCGTTACTGTTGAATCTGATGTTACCTAAGCCTGCTGATCCAGAACCTGGATACTTGGTAGTTGTGATGTAACTGTTTTTGTATTCCTTGACATTGTAACCAGAACGTCTAGTGTTGTACAACATGATACCTTGTGGGTATAAATCTGGATCTGGAGCATCCGGGTCTAGGAATCCATCGCTCAATAAATTTTTGATTGTTGATTTAGTTCCTGCCGCTGTTGATGTTCCTGCCGCCGAGTCCGTATCTGTGTGCCATCTTGCATCTGCAAATACTACACCGTCTTCTGTTGTCTGGTCAGTTTTGTCAACCAGTACCCATGCCGCACCAGTAGTTGTAACTGCCACTTGGTTGGCTGTGTTAGTTGAACTCAACGTTGCCGCTGTGTTGTATTTGTAAAGTTTTGGATAGTTTTCTAAGTCACTAGTGTCAATCCATAAGTCATTCGTTACAAGTGCTGTACCATCTGACTGTGTAGTTGGTGCTGTTGCACTAAACTGTGGACCATTCGGATCAGTAGTTGAGTATGCTGTTGCATATCCAACCCAAGTCGTACCGTTGTGTGCCATGATGTCTGCTTCTAAGCTAGTGTCATACCATAGTGTACCGTCTGCTGGTTCGTTACTTGGAGCAGAAACTGAAGCTGTGTAGCTTAATCTTTTCCAGTTTGAAATTAATAATCCTCTGTTTGCTGTTGAGTCCATGGACTCTCCAGTTGGAACTGTGTACAAGTTGTCAATCAGTGTTGAACTGTTTGCAGTGTACGTTCCGTAAACGTGTGCTGTTGAGGCATAATCAAAACCTGCATCTGCTAATGGTGTACCCACGTCTCCGTCCACCAATCTGATGTCACCGCCCAGTACGTGTGTAAGCACGATCTCGCCAGTTGTTAATTTACTTGCTCTAACATTAATTAATTCAGTAGTTGATGTAGATAAAGCGTTGGCGTTAA